ATACCAATGTAACCCAGGCTCTTATGCAAACCCTACTAGGCATCATAAAGCCTGCATTGTCTATCGATGGTTCTACCCTCTCGATTGACTCTGGCACTACTGCGGCAGACATAAGAACTGCACTAGGCGTATCTAGCACTAGTATCTTAGATGTGTATCCAGTTGGCTCAGTGTACATTGGAGTCGACAGCAGTTTTGATATCGAAGGAGTCTTTGGCGGCTCTTGGACTAGGATTAGCCAAGGTAAAGTATTAGTCGGTCACGATGACTCTGGTTCACCAGATGCTGACTTTGACACGACAGAAGAGACTGGAGGTACTAAAACCCATCAACTGACTATTGCTCAGATGCCAGCTCACAGCCACACGGTTGCAGGAATGGAACAAGTAGTTGGAGACAGTGTAAACACGACAGGCTCTGGACAACTCGGTCAGAGTGCAACAATTACTTCTAGTACCGTTGGACAAGGACAAGCATTTAGTAAGATGCCTCCATATCTTGTTGTCTGTATGTGGAAGAGAACTGCTTGATTCTTATGGCTCCTAGTAGACCTCAGCTACACCTATTATTTGCTTACGGCTCTGAGTAGACCTCAGCTAAACCCCAGAGGACAAGAATATGCCCACATTACCTATTAGAGGAGTTGGAGATGTAGGCGTTGTTACAGACATCTCAGCGGCACACTTGCCAGCTAATGCTTTTACAAGAGGTAAGAATATTAGATTTGACGAAGGTGCAGTAGTAAGAGCACCTGTCTTTAGAAGAGTAGAAACTAATACAGTTAACAAACCTAGATTTATATTCTCACGACTATCTGAGACTGGTCATGGAAGTATTATTTTTGTAGATGATAAATTTGACATACGAGAGTATGCCGCAGGGAACTTTACAAATAAGCTTACAAATACCCCTGCTCTCTCGTCTTCCCTCCAGCCATTTACAGGCACTTCTCTAGCAGAGGCTATCTACATCAACCGTAGCGACAGAGTCCCTGTGTACCTCTTTGGTAGCGATTGTGATTCACTCTCAAGTGGTACTAATGGCTGGCAGTCTACGTGGAGAACCAAATCTATAAGAGCCTATGGTGACTTTCTGTTAGCACTCAATATGACAGAAGGAGCACAACAAAGACCTAATAGAGTGCGCTGGTCTGATCTAGCCTTAATGAGTAGTAGTTCACAATTTGCTGAACCAACTTGGAATGCCGCAGACCCAACGACCAGTGCTGGCTTTAATGACATTGTCCAGATGAAGACAGGTATTGTTGATGGCGCACAATTAGGCAGTAACTTTATTATCTACAGTAAAGACCAGATATGGCTAATGAGTTTTGTAGGTGGCACATTTATCTTTAACTTCCGCAAGTTATTCCAAGATCGTGGACTAATTAATCAGAATTGTGTCGTCGAAGTTAATGGTAGACATTACTGTTTTGGTACAGACGATATCTATGCTCACGATGGTAATACTATCACTTCTATCGCTGACCAAAGAGTTAAGAATTATGTCTTTAATGGCATTGCTTCAGACAAGCTAAAAGTCTGCTTTGTACACCATAATCCAGTACTAGAAGAGATCTATTTTTGCTATAATAGCCAGGACGATCTACACGAGTTTGAAGGCGGTACACGGTGCAATAGAGCCGCTGTGTATAACTACAAAAATGACACCTGGTCATTTATGGATATGCCTAATGTGAACTCGGCAACGATGGCAAGTCTCGAGACAACTCTCGCATACAACACAGCATCTACTACAACTTACGAGGAAATAGGTGGTACATACTTTAGCCAGGAATCTGAGTTTGCTCTGCATAATATTTTTGGTGGAGAGACAAACCCTGGTGGTGGAGGTGGACCTGGCGTCATATCTTCAAACAGGCTATACGCCCTCGATGGAAGCGAAGAAAACACCAAGGTCTCGCTCCCAGTTGACACGGGTGCAACTATACCGCCGTTTCTCGAAAGAGTTGGTATAGATATCGATGAGCAAGTACCTTTAGCTGGTTACAAAGTTATTACAAAAGTAGTTCCACAACTACACAGCGACAACCCTAACAAACAATTTAATTTTAACTTTGGTGCATCTGATCTAATTACCAGCTCAACAACTTATGAGCCTACTGTGACTTTTGATGCAAACGTCAGCCACAAGATAGACACCAGATCAGCAGGCAGATACCTCAGTTACAAAATGACCACCACTGACGACAAAGATTTTAACTTTCTTGGATTTGACGTGGACCTAACAATGACCGGGAGAAGATGATGGCAGTTGATGACAAAACCGATATTGTCCTTAATGAATACGTTAGACTGCCCTTACCTACCATCCCAGCAAATGTAGAGAGATACATACAAGAAGAATATCGGCGTATCGAGGATGCACTTAGGTCTGTTTCTGAAGCATCTATAAAAGTAAGTGATCAACCCCCAGAGAATCCAAGACGCGGAACTGTGAGATACGCAGTGTCGCCTTGGGACCCATTAAGTAACGGTACGGAGGGTCTGGTTGTCTACAACGGAAACGCTTGGGTAGGAGTATGAGAGCAAGAGTAATTGAGAGGAGTAACTACACGGTTTGGTACGATCAACATAACGATTACACGTTTTTACATTGCAATGTTTATCGTTACAACAAAACAGTAAAAAAAGAACTACAAAATTATCTACAATTTTTACTGCGGATCAGACAATCGCCTTTGTATGCAATTTCTGAGAGGGGCGATACCAAACACGTCAAATTTTTAACCATGTTAGGTTTTTTATACCTAGAAACTAAAGTGTGTCTCGATGATATAACGCGAGATATTTATGTAATTGGAGGAAATTACTGATGGGAATTGAAGCCGCAATATTAGGCTCTGCTGTGTTGGGCGGTGCTTCGTCTGCCTACGGTGCAAATAAAGCCGCTAAAGAGCAATCTAAGGCTAATAGGCTTAATCGTGAGTCATATGAGATGTACAAGCCTTATGTCCAAGGCTCTCTTAGGGATGCACAAGGTTATCTAGACAATGTCCTTAATCAAGGTGCATACACTGGACAGACTTTAGCAGGCGTAAACCCGTTTCAGAGGCTAGGTAATCAATTTATTGGTGGAGCTGGTGCTGGACTAGGAGCTGGAGCACTTAATTTAGCGCAATCTGGTATGGGGTTTGGTCAAAATTACCAAGATTTATTCAATGCGGCAGGCGAAGATCGTCTTGCAAACGCTATTGACTATGCTACAGCCAACTCAGCACCACTCGTGGAATCTGCAATGCGTAATGAGTACAGAAATCTTACAGAAAATACCCTACCAGCCATGAATCGCGCCGCATCTGGCTCTGGTAACGTCAATAGTTCACGAGCTGGTGTTGCTGAAGCACTCGCAAACAGAGCATTTGATGATAGAACCGCTGATGTAACGTCAAATATCAATCAGCAACTAATAAATCAAAGTTTAAGCGCACAACGACAAGGTTTTGCAGACCAAATGGCGGCTAATAGAGGCTTATCTAATGCACTGTCTCAAGGATTTAATGCAGTAGGAACTGCTGGCGACTTTATGACTGGCGCAGGAGCTAATCTGCGTGGCTTTGACCAACAAATGCTTGACGATGCAATGCGTAACTACCAAAGACAGCGTGATTTTGCATTGAATAACCAATATAGGTTCCAAAATCAAATGTTAGGCAACGCTCCACAGTCACAACAAGCTAACTACACCCCCAATATGTACAGTCCATTTGCGGCTGGTCTTGGCGGCATGATGCAAGGCGCAGGATTTGGTATGGATTTAGCAAATTTATATGGTCAGTACCAAAATCAATTTGGTGGCGGTATGCCAACTGACACAAATTACATTTATTACGGCGGCCAACCAAATACAGCTACGTTGCCTGGCTTTGAAATACCACAAGTAGGATAAGGATAAAAAAATGTTACCAACAGATACTTTTGCAAACCCTCCTGTGATGTATTCCCCTAATTCTGCCGAAGAAGATTTAGAACGCCGCAGACGTCTTGCGATGGAACGTAATCGAAGGATGTTTGATAATTTTAAAAGTTACTTTCCTGATAGTTTTAATGAAGCTGGGCAAATGCTTCGTAGTGGAGCAATGACTGCTGGAGGAGCTGTACTAGATGCTGGAGCAGATTTTGGACGCGGAGTGCTTGGGATGGCTCCAGAACCACCTGGAGCGTTAAATTTAGGACTGTCGCCAGACATGGCTACAATGGGTGACAGACTTGCACCGGATGCACCTTCTCCTGGGACTGGCACTGTATTAGCACCTAGTCCTACAGGCACAGGAACGGTTCTCAGACAATCTCCTGCACCTACGCAAGCACCAGCACCTACACAGGCACCAGCACCAGCTCTTAGTAGCGGTATGGACTTAGCACCTATACCAGCTCTATTACCAAATGTCGCTATGCCTATAGATCAATTTGAGTCTAGTACAGACCGCAAAAGAGACCGAACTACTTTTGGTGAATTTTTAGCTAACAGGCCAGGTATGTCTGATCGCTTGATAAGAATGGGTTCAGCAATGCAGGCCGCTTCACCTAGAGGACTTAACGCGGCTATGGCGGCAATGGGCCAAGCGTATTCAGACGTCAATGCAGAACAACGTGAGCAAGCTCAGTTAGCGGCACAAGCACAATTAGAGGCACAGCAAAAAGCGGCTGACGCGGCAAATGACAATCAAGAAATAAATGATCAATTTGAATCGCAAATATTTAAGTACGAAAAAGCTCTAGAAGATTTTGAAGTATATAAAAATGTCACTGGATTGTTTGACGGTACACTTCGTGCGTTCTTTGAAGAGGCAGATGCATTCGGTATGGGCGATGCTCGTAAAGCGGCGTTTAGAAGACGTCTACAAAAAATTATTGTTGATGAAACGCTACTTAATACTGCAAATACAAAAGGTGCAATCTCTGATAAAGAAATGGCCTTGTTTAAATCTGCTGTACCAACGCTTACTGCAAGTGAAGACGCTTGGGTTGAGTGGTTAAAAGCACGTCGAGAAAACTTAATTGAGTTACAAACTAGATTACGTAATGGTGTGACTGTCGATAAAAATGCAGACATCGGATTCACCAATAAATATCAACATAGCTCTGAATCGCCAACAGCAGGCGGTAGCGGAAGCAAGTACACCGCATTAAATGTCACTACTAGCTAGAGGATTTTATGCCTACTTATAGATTCCAAGATGCAAACAAAAACACAATTCAGTTTACGGCAGATAGACCGCCAACTGACGAAGAATTGGATGCACTTTTTGCAAAACATCATCCGGCATATAAAAACAATACAGACGGACCTACTTCTGGATTTGGACAGGCATTAGTTCGTGGCGTTGATCAAATTACAGACCGCCTAGGAGATACAGCAGATGTTTTAGGCTTTCCTACGGCTGGAGAAAACCTACGAGGTTTAATGAACGTGCCAGGACAAAGTGCCGCTGGTCAATTTATGACTGCCGATGAAGCGAAAGATGGTAGTTTTGCATTTAGGTATTTACCGAAAGCAACTGTCGAACAAGCACCACAGTTTGCTGGTGCATTAGGGGCGGCAAAAACAGGTGCAAGATTAGGTTCTTTCTTAGGCCCGAAAGGAGCACTTGTAGGTGGATTGGCTGGACCTGTTATTTTTGAAGCAATACAAGCTCTTGGCCCCATCGCAAAGGAAAGAGCACAAAATGATGGCAGAGAAACTCCAAATGCTAAAGATTTCAATACTGCGATGGCTTCTGCGGCTGGTATGGGAATACTTAATACACTTGCACCAGCATCTACAGGAACTTTGCGTCGCGCCGTAATCGAATCAGTTACCGAAGGTGCACAAAGTGGAATTGAACAAACTGGTAGCACCGTAGAAACGCAAAAAGGATTGACAATAGATCCAAGACAGATTGTCGGTGAAGGCATCATTGGAGGTACTTCTGCTGGCTTAGTTGATACAACACTATCAACAGCGCAAAGGCTAGTAGGCAGAAAAGATAATGCACCTGTAAGCGATAGAGAGAGTCAAGCGCAAGCTGATTTTGCTAGACGCCTTACTGCTATTACTGAAGATAGTAAAAGAGGCTCTGGTCCTAACTACGATTTACGTGATGTCGATCCCGATAGCCGTAGTGGTGCAAAACAAGTCATCGATAGTGCCCATTCTGATATGGCACAAGAACTTAAAACGCTAATAGGCACGCTAAAAGATAGACTGAAGCCACAGAAAACAGATTTACTTGATCAAATATTAGAAAAATCTGATGCCGCACTTGCCGCTGTTAAGGCAAAGAACAAAGTTAAAAATGTAGTAGAGCCTAGAGACTTTGATGCGTTTGAAAAATTGACTGGCGATCTTATGGAAGGTCAAAGAGCTATCAATTTAATGCATGAAATGAACGAGCTTACTCGAGTTTACTCTGAAGGACTCACAGGCGGCGTTAGTCGATTTACAGATGCTCTAGCACCATTAGGCGCACTTGATAATTACTCAAACACTGGTGGTGTAATGCAACAATTTGCTAGGCCACTTGCGACAGCGGCATTAGCAATGAGCAATCCTGGGTTAGCGGCGGCACAAGTAGGTACTTATGCTACAGGACGTGCAATTGATGCGCTAACTGGTCGTCGCAGTAGAGTACGAAGTTATGTACGTGCAAACGAGCGTGGACCAGGACAGCCTACGCCTACAGGTCGGTCTATAACGGATGAAAAAGCGCAAGAGCAAAGAGAATTAGAGAGAGTCCAACAGGAAGAAGCTGAAGAAAAAGCACGTAAGGCTGAAGAAGAGATTGAAAATGCAAGGTTGTTAGCTAAGACGTTAGAGCGACAAGGACAGGAAGGTATGCCACTGCCTGGCAATCATCCTTTGATGACATCTTTGTTTATTCTAGGTGACCAAAATACAACTGTTGAAGACATTCTCGAGATTGCAGAGCAATTTGTTGATAACAGCGATCCTATCATTGCGAAAGCCGCACAGGACTTAATCGCTAGTAGAACACAGAGACTTAAAGAAGTTGCTAATCTAAGTCCATTGATTGCTGAAATGAAAAAAGCTATTAATTCAGATACACAATTTTGGATTAATAAAGAACGGCAGATAGCAGGATTTGCAAACAATGTTGAGCAGAATGTAGACAGAAATTTGTCGCAAAAAGAAATAAATTATAATCGTGGGATACTAGCAAATCAGCGTTTTGCTGATGCGCTTAAAATTGCAGTATTACAAGACAGTGAAGTTACCCCTCGAGATAAAGCAAAAATAGCAAGTGCATTAAATTTTGTAAGCTCAAGCACAATTACACAAAACCCAGTTGCCAGAATGCAAGCTGAAGTACGTCGTTTACAAGAAGAAAATGTTGCAGAGCCAGCTATTACTAAATATTTCTTACCCTACGTACAGCGTGTACAAGACCAACAAAATGCTGGACGAGAAGTTAAACAAGCAGTAGATCAATTTAATGATGTACAAGAAAGTCGCAGGCCACCATTAACCTACACACCGCCACGTAAACAAAAATCTGGTAAATATGTGGGCGCACCTCGGGGTATAAACACGCCAGCTAAACTTGCCAGCTTACGAAAAAACGTCAAAGAGATTGCTAAAAAAGGCGAATATGGACGTTTTTGGTATGAGCGAAGTGGACAAGCAATTTTAGATATTACTGGTGGCGACAAAGCGGATGCAAGAAAACTAGTTGCGGCGATTGCCATCACGTCGCCACAAACTGGTGTAGATACAAACTTTGAATTTGCAATACAAGCTTACTATCAATACAAAAATGGAGAGCCCATACAAACTGGTATTTTTCCTACATCGATGGGTGAAAAACTTACTGATGTATTTGAGAGTGATAAAGGATTTACTGGTCGAAAGACAGGCAACTTTGAAAACAACTTGCTACGTGCTATCGACGAACAAACAGAACAAGGTGTTACTACCGATTTATGGATGATGAGAGCATTCGGATATCCATCAGATGCGGCAACCGATTTAAATTATGATTTTGTCGAAAACGAAACAGCTAAGATTGCTGAAGAGTTAGGTTGGGAGCCACAACAAGTACAAGCGGCTATCTGGGTAGAAATAAAATCTAGAATGGAATCACCAGAAGTTAAACAAGCTACGGATAAAGCCTCACAGCGCAAAGGTTACTTTAAATTTGTAAAGGACAAAAACGGTAAAAAAGTACGTAAGTGGAAAGACTTAGCGTCTGAGCAAGCTCACGGAAAACTTTGGGTTAAAAAAGCTTTAGCTTACCAGCCTACGGAACTACAAAGGCAATCTGCAAAGTTTGATTATAAGGATGCCGCGCTAAATAAAATGGCGTTAGTCAGTGTAGAGTCGATACCGTCTACTTCAGCAAATCATTTGCCAGAAATTTTTGATGCGCCAGATGCTGAAATTATCGAGTATCACCACGCAATGGACAAAGCGTTTTTAGATGATGATGGTTACGATATTATCGCTCGTCAACTTGGAATGTTGCAGATGGGTGCATCCGTTGGCATTGGATCGTGGGAAGGCCGTAATGATCCCGTAACACAAAATGAAATTATAGTGCCTCGACAGTACCGTGTGAAAGAAGACGGTGTTATGTCGGAAGATGCCAAAGATTTAATTCATGCTTACGCCGCCGCTAAAGGAATTTTACTTAAGCAAGATGCTATCGGATATCACAGGCCATTCTTTAAAAATAATACAAAGAAATCACAAAACGGAATTGATCTTGATATTGGTAGACCATTTACTAAAGGTGAAGTCCAGCGTATTTCAACCCTGTTAGCTCCTGCTGGTATTGAGCCAATTGCTACTGCAAATGGTGTGCGATTTATAAATTTTGATGACGGTGCTGGTAATTTCTTTTCTGGCTTACCTAATTTTGCAACTGGTAAAAACAATCCAGATTTTCAAAGCACTGTTATTTCTGCGATAGAAAAGTTAAAATTGGACGATGGACAAGAGACAGGCTCTATCAAAAGGTTTGTATCTGATAATGGCTTGATAGAAAACAATTGGACGGAGAACAAAAATGGTGAAGATTACCTCAATAACGACCGCCTCAGAGGACGACCCGATTTACAAAGAAGGGTTAGGGATATCGTCGCTGAACTTCAGCCGCGTGTACGGCAAGTCGAAGAAGACTTCAGCGCAAAATACGGATGGTCTCCTAACGCAGAACTCAACACAGCCTATGACAACGATCCAGGGCCAGATGGACCGCCAGGAGCAAGACAACTAGAAGAATCTCGTTCACCAGCATTAATACAGCCAGAACAGATACCGTTACCTTTTGCTCCACCTACACCTAAAGAAGTTAAAAACAAATTACCAGAAGCTAAAAAAGCAGTAGCTTTTGTTGTCGGTAAACAAGACTCCTACCCTGCCGGGTTAACAACCTTTGAAGATGCTATGAAACTAGCAGATCATTTAGATTTGGCGGTTGGTATTTATCCTTCGCTTGTTCAATTTGGAGGTAAAGAGAACACTGACGGTATGTTTCAGAGTGGCCGCAATAAAATTTATATCAAAGATCAAAATGTCTCAAACGAAGAGGGTCTTTCCGCATTTATGAAAAAAGATATCATGTTGCGTACATTAATACATGAAATATCTCATGCGATAGAATCTCAACCTTTACCTAACGAATACGAAGGTGGTTACGTAGCAGGAGCTGTACATGAGTTATCCTCGCAAGATCGCAAATCGTTTATACAAAAAAATTCGTTACGTGAAAAAATAAGAAACAAAATTGTTGAGAATGGCGATATAAAGCGAGAGATAGATTTATTACAGACTAATCCGATGGTGCGGTTACCTATCGGTCCTACAGCGACAATAGGACAAGCATTAGACTATCAACAATACATTAAATCAGACGCAGAATTTGCAGTTGATCCTGTCGCATTTTATTTATATTACCCAGACATGATGCGCGAGGAAGCACCTAAGACTGCTAAATTTATTCGAGAACATTTTAATAGAGCATCCTCGCCTATCAATATATATGCAAATCCCCTGGCAACCATTCTAGCAATCTTGATGGCAGGAGCTGGTGTTGCATTACGTGGTCCAGGCGAAGATGAGGAAGAAGGTGCATTGAATATGCAGCG